TAAGCATGGATATATTGTAAAGATTTCTAACTCTAGAATGTCGGATGAAGATGACTACTATCTTCGTTTTGATGGTGCAAATAATAGAGATGGCACTGGCTCTTGGTCTGAGTGTGCAAAGGGTGGTATAGCTAAGACTCTCACAAACATGCCGTTAGTTATACAACGTACAGCTACAACTACATTTACTGTCAAACAGTTTGATTATCAGGATAGAAGAGTTGGTGATGATACAACTAACCCGATGCCTTCTTTCGTAGGTGCACGTATTAACAAAGTGTTATTCTTTCGTAACCGACTAGCACTGCTGTCAGGTGAGAATGTGATAACATCACGACCGGGTACGTTAGGAACTCCTGACTTCTTTAATGAAACAGCTTTGACTGTATCTGCTAGTGACCCTGTAGATATATCAGCCGCATCTATGTTCCCTTCAGAACTGTTTGATGGTATAGAAATGAATACAGGTTTGGTAGTATTTAGCACAAACCAACAATTTCTACTTGCATCAGATGATACAGTTTTCAACCCTGATACTGCAAAACTACGAAGTATATCCACATTTAACTACAACGAAGATATACCCCCAATATCTCTAGGTACGACAATCGCATATGTTGATAACTCTGGTAAGTTTAGCCGCTTCAATGAAATGGCAAACATACAACGTGAAGGAGAGCCAAGCATAGTAGAGGTAAGTAAAGTTGTACCTACACTGCTACCAAAAGACATAGACTTACTGACAAACTCTAGAGAAAATGCTATAATATTGTTAGGTAAGACTGGCTCAGATGATGTCTTTGGTTATAAATATTTCCAAGTATCTGAGCAAAGACAACAGGCTGCATGGTTTAAATGGAAGCTTAATAATCCATTAATATATCATTTTATTATTAATGATGAGTATTTCTTTTTAGATAGTGATTACTATTTACAAAGTGTAAAACTGGTGCAGACTGAAACAGACCCTTCAATAGTACAAGACAATGTCGACTTCTTACTTCATGTGGATAATCATACTACTGTTAGCGGTGGCAGCTTTAACTCAGCTACAAATACCACAACCTTCACTGGTGTGGGTTGGTTGAATACAGTTACCACACCTAACCATGATTTAGTCGTGATTGACACAAACGCTAACTCAGTACGAGTTGGTCGGTACGCAAAACCTACAGTAAGTGGTACAAGCTTTACTTTACCGGGTAACTGGTCTGGTGCTGACCTTATCATAGGTTATATATACCCTTACGAAGTTAAGTTTCCTACATTCTATCCTACACAACAACAAGGTAACAACTCTAGAGCTGATGTAAACTCATCACTCGTGTTACATAGAATCAAGTTTCACTTTGGTAAGATAGGTCTATACGAAACTACACTCGAACGTGTAGGTAAAACTGACTATACAGAAATATATGAATCAACACAGCTCGACGAATACAAGGTGTCTGATGCACCTTACTTAGAAGAGTTCATCAAGACTGTGCCTGTATACGAAAAGAACACAAACGTAGATGTAACACTACGATCGTCACATCCAGCTCCAGCTACATTACGTGCTGTATCTTGGGAAGGTGACTATTCACCCAAGTATTATAAACGTGTCTAATTACATACACCCACTTACATTGGAGGCTGCCGCTCAGGTTGCCTCTAATCTCCGCTCAGATGACCGTAGAGAGGTCGAAGAAGGCCATGGGATACCATCAGTCCTCTTACCCTCTATCATGGCTCACAACCCCTCCTACGTGTATTTTACAGTGCCTGACGGCAAGACTGCTGGCATGGCCGGGGTAGGAGAAGAAGGTGATATATGGATGCTTTGCACCCCTGATATACACCGATATCCAATTACATTTGCAAGAGAGGCCAAACGGTATGTCGATAGCCGTCCTGAGCCCCTCCTCTGGAATATAGTTGACGTTAGAAACAAGGCACATTTAAAATTGCTCAAGTTTCTAGGCTTCAAGTTTTTACGTAAGTTAAAACATGGGCCGAACAATCTAACATTTATTGAATTTTGCCGTGTGCGTAGACGCTAATGCAGGGGCAAGGGCACAAGCTAGAGCACAAGCTGCTGCTAAAGATGCCCGATATAAGTCCGATTCTCTAAAGTTTTGGAACAGAGAAACAACTTTAGAAAGAACACAACAACAAAATATCATAGGACTCACAAAAGATCAGAGTGATGCCTATGCTCAAGCTTTGGCTACCCAAGGAAAAGGTAGAAGAACAGTTGAAGATGCTGCCAAAGCCTACTTTACTAAGATGCAGTCAGATGAAGGCGGTCGTAGTAGACGATTTGGTAAACTAAGATACCTTGAATTACTACAGAAAAATGCAGATGTTGAAGCTACAGTACAGAATGTATTTGGACGAAACATGGCATACTCACAAGAAGGTATCAAACGTGTATTCCAAGCTAAACAAGCTTCAGCACGAGAAGCTCTAGGTATCAGACCAGAGTATGGTGCACCAGTTATGATGCCTCCAACAAACAGACTTGGTGGTGCTCTACAGATTGCTAGTCAGGTTGCTGGTATTGCTTCTAGCTTTGCTACTTTATCTGATGTAAACCTAAAAGAAAATATAGAACAAGTAGGTGTATCACCTGATGGCTACAAGATATATGAATTTAACTATAAAGGATTTAAAGATAGATGGCGTGGAGCTATGGCTCAAGATGTTGTCAAAAAGAATCCAATGGCTGTAGGTATAAGACATAACTACTTAACTGTAGACTATAGCAAAATTGACGTTAATATGGAGCTCGTATGACCTCATCATTTTCTAATCTAGTCGGTACGGAAAGGGACAGGATTCCTGACCTACCGATTAGTAACTACGCCTCTGTTGAAGCTAACATGGAAGAGGCCGTCAACAAAGCGAATGACGAAAGTGCACAAGACCTAGAAAGATTTTACAAAGAACTAGGAGATATAGAAGCACTTAAATCACAAAACTTTTTTGATAATCTAAATGCACTAGGTGGCTTAGTAACGAATATAGCTCAGTATACTGAAGCACGTGAAAGAAACAGAGAAGCACGTGAGTCACTTAAGTTTGCTAAAAATTTATACGAAGAAAAACAGGATCAGTTTCTAGAGTTTCAAGAAAAAAGACTTGATATGAACGAAGCTGAACAGGAAGCTGCACTAAGAGAGATAGCAGGCGGTAACGAGCAAGTCTATGACTTTCTAAAATTAAAGTTTGCACCTACTCTTGAAGGTTTAGAAACAGATGAGTTTATAAGACGCTACGATGACTTCGCAGCTAGTGGTCTAAAGAGTAGAATACAAGCTAAGAATGTTCTTAACTTACCAACCAGACTAGATGCTAGTGATGCTATAGATGATACTATAGAAAACATTGTTACTAAATATCTTATAGATGCAAACTCTAAAGGGTTAAATGTACAAAGTAGACAACTTCGTAGACATTTTATCAAACGTTTGTACCCATCTCTTGTAAAAGAAAAAGAAAAGATCTTATCTACATGGGAACGTATAAGCGACCAGAACTATATAAATCAAAATAACAAGTATGTTGATAATGCTATCATCGAAACTGTTAACTCTAAAAATGCAGACGGTGACTACGATGGAGTATACGATAATATAGACACAGGTTTGATTCAACTTGTTAAATTAAAAAAAGGATTTACAAATAACAAACAATCTTTAGATTATATCATAGAGCGTATGTACGAGCTAAGATATAGATTAGAGTCTGGTGGTGTTAGTTACTTTATGAATGAAGCTGAGTTTACTAACAAATCTACCAACAAAGTGTCTAAAGGTTACGCTAATTCTGGCATAGGCAGCCCGGGTGAGATAGACGGTAACATGGGTTATCTTACACGTGTACAGAGTGAAATGGCTCTGGCTGATGATAAGGTATATAAAACTGTTGTTACAAATTCTCAAGAAAGAGTAAGACAGCTACGACTACAAGGTTTATCTGATGAAGAGTTTACTATGGCTCTTGCTGAAGAAGAGACTAGATATCGTAGAGAACTAAAAGCTAAAGGTCTTGATTCAGACCTACCTTTACCAACTCATTTTTTAAATGATGAGACTTCTGGTATAGGTAACGAATCATACTCTAATCAGGTAGGTAAGGCAAACAAGATATTTGACATTGTAGATGTAGGAAAAGATTATGTCAACAAGTTAAGACAACAGGCTAGAGATCCAAACATAGAGCTTACTAGTTTACAGAAAAATATACAGGTTAAAGCTGCTGAGTATGAACTAACTCAAAAAGTTAATGAACGTATGGCAGGCGATAAAAACATGACCCTAGAAGAAGCACTAGAGTTAGAGTATCCAAAAATCTTAGAGAAGTTACTAAACAAAGAGTATACATCTCAGGTTGATATTACCAGACCAACACTACCAATAGATATACGTAATGATCGTACTTTCTTAAAAGACAATGGTGTTGATTCTACAATGAATCAGAAAGAGTTTGTATCTCTTGATGAAAAGCGTGCATTAGATCAGTTATATGATTACTACGAAAGTGGTTTTAAAACACCATTTCCACAGTATTTTAGAGAAGTTACTCATGGTACAAATGTAATGCCACACGAGTATGCTCTTGCAAGATATAAAGCTATGTTCCCGGGTGACACTAGCAATATGAAGAACCCAGAAACATTCTTTGATTTATCAGAAGAAGAACAGCGTTTCTTATATCTACGTAAGAATCAAACTAAGAATCTTAATTTACTTAACAACGATGATAATACAGAGATAGAAGCTAAGATGCTTAACTCTCTTAAAGTCACAGATAATGCAGACTACTACAGAGATCCTAATAGTAATCCGTTTACAAAACCAAAAGTCAAACTAGAAGAAATGACAGTTGCAGATGCGTACAGAAAAGCTAAGGCTGGTGCGACTGACTTTGGTATGTTTAAGATTAGTGGAGAAGAACTCATAGAAATTGTAGAAGCTGGTGGTATAAGAGTAGATGGTGTTATGAATGAACAGACTCAAAATGCTATGGTCTTTGGCCTGATGAGAATACAAGCCAATAAGAGTAATGGCATCATGGGTGCATTAGTTGACGCTGATAGAGACTGGCGTTTTCTTACTAATCTAGATGATACAGCAAGAACACAAGTATTACAGTTCTTTCCTAATCTTAGAGGTATGACAAACAACCAGTTTCAAAATTTACAGGGCGATATAAACCAGATAATTATAGATAAAGTAAGAAAACCAACTACCAATACAGAAAAGTTCTTTGACGGACTAATTAAAGATTACGTCGAGAATGACTTTGGAGGAATAACAAATT